CAACGGCAAACACTGGACGAGCGATGTGGACGCGAACACGTGGGAGCCGGGCGTGTATGGATGGACAGAGGTGACGGCATGACGGAGACCATCGTGGTGGCCGTGCTGAGCCTTGCCGGTACGCTCATCGGGACATACCTGGCGAACCGGAAAAGCGCAGCGCTCATTGCATACCGGCTGGAACAGCTGGAGAAGAAAGTAGCGAAGCACAACGGTTTGGTGGAGCGCACCTACCATCTGGAAGAGGCGGCGGCGGTCTTCGAGGAAAAGCTGAAGGTTGCAAACCATCGCATCGACGATTTGGAGCACGGAACATGAAGCAGCAGAAACGCACCAGCTTAAAGACGACCACAAAGCGGGCGCTTTGGTTCTGCCTGGGAAACGGCGTGGGCTGGGTGTGGTGCAGCTACATCCTGGCATACCTCGGAAAAGAGTCCATCGCCGAGAAGCTGAGCCAGACGGCCGTGACGGAGATCGTCGGCGTTGTCGCTCTGTACTGCCTGAAGAGCCTGTTTGAAAAGCGGAAGGGCTTCGGGGCAGTCGGGAAAAAGGAAGCAGAAGAAACCGATCAAGAAATCTGAAAGGAGATCACCATGAACATTACACCCATCATCGAAACAGTATTCGCGCTCATTGCGGCGGTCATTACCGCCATCGTCATCCCGTACATCCGCTCGAAAACCACTGCGCAGCAGCAGACGGAGATCAACGCCTGGGTGCGCATTGCGGTTAGCGCAGCGGAGCAGATTTATGTCGGCTCCGGGCGCGGCCAGGAGAAGAAGGCATACGTCATCAACTGGCTGGCGGAACACGGCGTCACGCTCGACGAGACGCGCCTGGACGCCATGATCGAAGCGGCAGTATATGACCTCAAAAAAGGGCTGCTTCCGGCAGGAGGTGACGCGCAGTGAGTATCCGCATCGGCCAGGCAAGCCTCGGAGAGACCGGCGGACGCGGGCAGAAGCCTGGCAACCAGACGGGCCGGGAGCTGAACTTCTCGTATTGGTACAACGGAAGCTGGCTGGGGATTCTTCGGTTCAAAGACCCGGCCATGTCGGAGCGGGCGGCGCAGGCCTGCGAAGACGGCGTACGGAACCGGAACATCGGCTATGACATGGACGGGCGCAACACGGCATACGCCGCTGCGGAGGCAGTAGACTTCGCGCTCGGCAAGATCAACAAGCCGGTCGAGACAGACTGCTCGGCATTTATGATGCTGTGCGCGATCTCGGCAGGCGCGACGGAGCTGAAGAAACTCTTCAGGCGCCAAGGCAACAGCTGCACGACCTACTGTATGCTGCACGACTGGCCGACGACCGGGCAGTTCGAGATGCTGAGCGGGAAGAAGTTTTTGACGGACGACCGCTGGTTGCGGCGCGGCGACATCCTGGTATCCCAGGGACACACGGTAATGGCATTAGACGACGGAGAAATGGAGGACGAGAACATGGACAAGGATAGATTCGCAGAACTTTTTGGGCAGATGCGCAAAGACCTGCAGGACAACGACTGCAGCCAGTACAGCGAAGAAGCCCGGCAGTGGGCCACGGAAAAGGGCATCGTGCTCGGCGGCGGCACGCTGGAAGACGGCGAGCCGAACTATATGTGGCAGGACATGATGACGCGAGAACAGTTTGTGACGGTACTGTACCGGTTCGCAAAGCTCGCGGGCCTGGCGTGAGACGCACGGGAGGGGCCGGAGACGGCCCTTCCCGAAAACGCTATAAGGAGGCGATACGGTGCCATCCAATATTTTGAGCGCGGACACGGGGTTTCCACAGTTCACGAAAGAAACGTCCGACAAGGACAAGATCGAGCAGATCACGAGCTATCTCTATATGCTGCTGGAGCAGCTGCGGTATTCGTTCTGCAATCTGGACAAAGACAACTTCAATGAGACAGGCTTTGATGAGATCGTGGACATCATCACGGAGCCGGTATATGTGCAGCTAGAAAATGACGAGAAGCAGATTCTTGCGCTGCAGGTCACGGCAGAGGGCCTGGGTGCGAGGCTGGAAGATGCAGAAGGAAACATCACGTCTCTAACTGCGACGGCCAACAGCCTGACGACGCGCATCACGAACGCAGAAGGAGATGTTTCGTCGCTGCAGCAGACGGCGACAGCGCTGCAGAGCAGAATCACGACGCTGGACGGCAGCGTATCGTCTCTGACACAGACGGTCAACAGCATCACGCTGTCGGTCTCCAACGGAGAAAGCAGCAGCACGATCAAGCTCATGCGCGACGGCGTGGTGGTGTCCAGCAAGTCGATCAGCTTCAGCGGCATGGTCACGTTCTCAGACCTGTCCACCGCAGGACAGACAACGATCAACGGTAGCAACATCACGACCGGCACGATCGACGCCATCGACATCTACGGCTGCACCATCGAGGGCAGCACCTTCCGAAGCATTCTGCAGTCGAACGGCATCTGGGGCGGCGAGATCGAGTTCTGCTATATGAACAGCAGCTACACCGCAGGCGGCATCCGGCTGGACGCCAACGGAGCAGGCAGCCAGTATGAAAACCGGTACAGAATGTTCATCTACACAAACTACATTCGCGGCGTGTCGTTTGCCATGAAGCTGCAGTCGGCAGGCGGCATCTCCATCGAGGCGGACGACAATATTTACATCTACGGCAACAGCGGCGTGACGATCTCGTCGGGCGGGAATATCAAATTCTACGGCACGGTCTACATCAATGACTCGCCGCTGAGCACAAGCTGAAAGGAGCGCAGCATGAAAACAACACTCATCCGATGCGTCAACGCCTGCATGGCGGTGAACTATCTTTCGCAGATGGAATGGGACTACAAGACGGCCTTCACGCTGGCAAGACTGCGGCGGGCCTTGCAGCCCTCTGTGGACTTCTACATCCGCGAAGAGAATAAGCTGACGCAGGAGTTCGGGCAGCTCGACGAGAAAGGAAACGTTGCCTTCACGGAGCGCGGCACCTTCCTCTTCAAAGACCCGGCAGACGCACCGGAATATAACACGCGACGGTTTGAGCTGGCCAATGTCGAGACGGAGATCGACTGGAAACCGGCGGCGGTTCCGGAACCGCAGAAGATCAAGCCCATCCATCTGGAAGCGCTGGAGGGGTTCATCCGGTTCGGAGGTGACGACGCATGATCGGACTGCCGCCAATGGCAAACCAGGACGGTATCCAGAAATACAAGCAGACAAAGTTCGGCGGATACAACCACACGCTCGGCGCAGACAACGGCGACATCTGGGACATGAAAAATATGACGAGCGACTTCTATCCCCTGCTCGCACCCAGGCGCCCGCGCTGGAAGGTACGCACACTCACAAAACCGAACGGGTTCTACGCGCACGACGGGCTGTACTGGGTGGACGGAACGGGGTTCTACGCAGACGGAACGCTCAAGGGAACCGTCACGAACGGGAGAAAGAAGTTCGCGAGCCTGGGCGCGTACATCATCATCCTGCCGGACAAGAAGTATTATAACCGCCTGGCGGACGAGTTCGGCGCGATGGAAGCGAGCTTCACCGGCAGCGCAAAGATTCAGGACGGAACCTACGCAGGCGAGGACGCAAAGGCCAACACGATCTATGCGTCCGGTGCGGCATGGGATTCTATCTTCAAGGTCGGAGATGCTGTGACGATCTCCGGCGCAGTGAAGCATGAGAGCAACAACAAAACGCCGATCATCCGGGAAATCGACGGCGACTACCTCCGCTTCTACGAAAACACCTTCACGATCGGAAGCGGCGGGGACGCCGAGACCTTGACCATCAAGAGAACCGTGCCGGATATGGACTTTCTATGTGAGAATGAGAACAGGCTCTGGGGCTGCAAGGAAGACACAATCTACGCCAGCAAACTCGGAGACATCTTCAACTGGAATGTATTTGACGGCGTGGCCACGGACAGCTACAGCGTAAATGTCGGCAGCGCTGGCGACTTCACGGCGTGCTGCAGCTACCTGGGTTATCCGTGCTTTTTCAAAGAAGAGCACATCTACAAGGTCTACGGAGACAAGCCGTCGAACTTCCAAGTGATGGGCAGCGCTTCATTGGGCGTGGAGGCTGGCAGCGATGCGTCCATCGCCATTGCCGGAGAGACGCTTTTCTATCTGGCCCGCACGGGCATTGTCGCTTACTCCGGCGGCATCCCGCAGCAGGTGGGCGCAGCGTTCGGCACGCAGCGGTTCCGAAACGCCGTGGGCGGCAGCGACGGGACGAAGTATTACGTCTCGATGAAGGACACAGATGACGCTTGGCATCTTTTTGCGTATGACACGCTGCGGGGCCTGTGGCACCGGGAAGATGCGCTGGAGGTTGTCGGCTGGGGCTGGAACGGGGAGCTGTATTTCCTGGCTGCAGACGGAAGGCTTTTGCTGAACGGAAATGCCAGGACGGCGCCAGCCGCGGCGGTTCGGGAGACAGAGGTCTCCTGGATGACGGAGTGGGCGGACTTCTACGAGTACACAACGTATTCCTCGGCGTCGGTGCCGATTCCGCAGAAGAAGGGCATCGGAAAGCTGCTGGTGCGGCTGGAGCTGGACGAAGGGGCCAGCGTGAAGATCGAGATGCAGTTCGACTCAGACGGCGTTTGGCGCGAGGTGAAGACGCTGCAGGCAGAAAAGAAACGTAGCTTCTATCTGCCGATCGTGCCGCGCCGGTGCGATCACTTCCGTATCCGGATGACGGGCAGCGGCGGGTGCAGACTGTATTCGCTGGTGCGCGAGGTCTACACGGGAAGCGAACTGTAACCATGAAAGGAGACGACAATGGCACAGAGATTTACATACGACGAGTTTCAGCGGGAGCTGACGAACTCCGGACTCGGCAGCGAGTTCTCGTCGGCCGATCTGAAGCTGGCACAGCAGAATCCGGATGCGGGAATGAGCATCCTGAAATACAAGCGCGACTACCACAACGCCACGACGCCGGAGCAGCGGGCACTGGCAAACCTAGGCGCGGAAGGCATCCGCAGCAGCTACGGAAACTACACGGGCGGCGGAGCGGGTTCACAGTTCTACCTCGACCCACTTTCCCCGAACAGCTTCCAGCAGGATGCAAAGCCGACGTACTCTTCGAACCGCACGGGGCTTGTGGACGATCTTCTGAACAAGCAGCTGAACTACGGCAACTATTCGTATGACGTCGCACAGCCGGAATACACGAACCGGTACGACGAGACCATTCAGGATTTGCTAAAACAAATTCTGAACCGCGAAGCGTTCAGCTATGACCCGGAGCGCGATCAGCTCTACAGCCAGTACCGCAAGCAGTACACCCGCGAGGGAGACCGCGCACAGCAGAACGCCATCGGCGCGGCAGCGGCGGCGTCCGGCGGTATCCCGTCGAGCTATGCAGCGACGGCAGCGGCGCAGGCCGGAGATTATTATGCAGCGCAGATGACAGACAAGATTCCGGAGCTTTACCAGCTGGCCTACAACAAGTACATGAACGACTACAACATGAAGCTCAGCGATCTGGGCGCCGTGCAGGGCGCAGAGCAGTCGGACTATGACAAGTATCTCAACGAGCTGCAGCAGTACAACACGAACCGGAACTTCGATTACCAGACATGGGCAGATGCTTACAGCCGGATTGCAAACGACGTGCAGACGGCGAGCGCACTGGAGCAGCTGGACTACACGAAGTATCTGAACGAGCTGAACCAGTACAACACAGACCGCAGCTTCAACTACCAGAACCTGCTTGACGAGATCAACCAGCAGACGGGACTTCGCGGCGAGGCACTGGAGAAGGCACAGCTGGCTGCACAGTACGGCGACTATTCGTATCTCCGGAAGCTGGGCATTGACACATCTGCATACGAGGCAGCGCTGGCGGCCAAGGGCGCTAGAAGCAGTGGCGGCGGTTCCGGCTCCGGAAGCGCTGGCGGCTCGAAGATCAACGGCGGCGGAAGCTACAGCGGCAACGTGGCCATGGCGAGAGATTCGTATAACGGCGTACAGCGGACGATCTCGACACTGCTCGGCCAGGGCAACTATGACAGGGCCTATGATGTGGCCGTCGGCGCACGCGGGCAGATGTCGAAGCAGCAGTGGTCTGACGTGGCGAAACGGATTTACGAGGTGAGCGGAACCAAGATCGACGACTCCGTGAAGTACAAGTAAGGAGGAAAGTATGAGCGTTATTTCCAAGAAATCTTTCCTGAACAAAGCGGACAAGCAGCAGAGCAACTGGGAACAGACCACCGGCCAGGAGGCCGGTGGCGTCCTCAATAAGCAGGACTTCATGGTTCAGGCATACTCCCGCGCAAAGCAGCAGTGGAATGAAGCGAACGAAAAATACCAGCAGGAGCTTGCCCGGCAGAAGGCTCTGGAAGAACAGTACCTGACGCAGGCGTATGAGAACCGGGCGAAGGAACTGCAGGATTTGGCCGGAGAATACTTCCTAAAAAGCAGCTCGCCAGGTGCGAAGCAAACAGCATACGCGAACTGGCAGCGGGCAAAGGAGCAGGAAGAGCTGCGAAAACAGCAGCAGAGCGGGCGCAAGCTCAATCCGGCGGAAGAACATTTCCTGAACACGATCGCCTACAAAGACCCGAATGCCGCCATTGACGAAGAGCAGCGGCAGGCGCAGCAGGCGCAGAAGGAACAGACGGTGGCAGAGCGGGTACAACTCGATCAGCTGCAGGGTATGAAACGGACGCTCGCCATCTTGGAGAGCCAGAAGAAGCAGGAGCAGGCGCAGCAGCCAGGCATCCTTTCCATGCTGGGCAAAGCCAGCGATTCGACGCTGCCAACCTTCCAGGCGGAGTCTGCGCAGAGCGAAACAGACCGGCGCATCCAGGAGCTGCAGGACGAGATCGACCGCCAGGAGAGCGAGAGCCAGATGCAGGGCACGAAGCGGCCGGAGACGTACACCGCGAAAAATGTGGGACGATATAAAGACCGGCTCATTGCGCTGGCCAGCGTTCCGGGAACCTGGACGAAACGCCAGAAGCAGGAGGCAGAAGAGATCATCGGCACGCAGAGCGGGTTCGGCGGGCTTCTAGGCTATGAGCAGAATGTGACGGCATTTGCGCCGTACCAGGAAGCAATGCGCAAGGGCGACACGGAGGCGGCCGCGCAGTGGCAGCAGATTTACGATGTTCTTTACACAAGACTGTACTCCAAGCAGACGGCGGTTGCGAGCGGGCTGCAGGAGGGGCTGGGTGTGACATCGGCTGCGGCTGCAGTCGGAAAAGCGCTCGGCGCGAACGAGGACGAGTATCACCGGCAGATGGAAAATGCACAGCGGGCGCAGGCGGAGCATCCGGTGCTCGCGGGCGGCGCGAAGATCGCGGGAAGTCTGGCGCTGATGTCCGGCATCGGAGAAGCGGCGGGCGCTGGGCTTGCGGCAGCAGGAATGAACACCGGCAGCCTCGGCTTCAAGGTGGCGGCGGGAGCGCTGAGCTTTGCCGGAGCTGATGCCGTACACAATGCAGGCGCAGCCGCCATGGGCGACATGAGCACGGAAGATTACCTCAAACGCATTGCCATCAGCGGCGCACAGGGCATGGCGGGCAACCTGGCAGGCGGACTGGTAGGAACAGGCCTTGCCAACGTGCTGCGTGATACGCATAAGATGACGCCGTTCATGGAGTTTTTGCGGCAGACGGCAAGCGGCGTGACGAACGCGAGCGTGAACCAGGCAGTCGGCTATCTTGCGGCAGATGAAAAGCCGACGAAAGAAGAGATCGCCACAAACCTCGTGACGGCGTTTGCGTTCTCTGTGCTGAGCAGTGCAATCAGCGGCTACCAGACGACACAGCAGCAGAAGGCGCAGATGAACCAGGCATACCAGGCCATTGAGCAGGGATACCGCGCAATGACGGCCGGAACGGAAAATATGACGCCGGAAGCAAAGGCGCAGCGGGCGCAGTTCATCATGCAGCAGACGCAGAGCCTGCGTGAAAGCGTCAACAGCTATTACATTGCGGGCCAGCAGAAGGCCGTGGACAATCTGAACGAAACGCTCGATCTTATCGATGAGGCGATGCGGGCGTATGTCAATGGGTACACCGCAGCGTCCAGCGCCATGCAGACACCGAATGTCATGCTGCCGGGCGGCGGAAGCACGGGCCAGCTGCCAACGGCGGCAGACCTGCCAACGACACCGACAGACCCGCAGATGCAGAAGCAGGTGGAGCAGGAGCTGCAGACCGCCATCCAGCAGGGACTGCAGCAGGCACAGGCTGGAACGCAGAACACACAGCCGCCGGAGAGCGGGCAGGCTCTGCAAAATGGGAACGCAGCGGCAGCGGCTGCGCAGATTGCAGCGCAGGCAGCGGAACAAAACCAGCAGGCACAGCAGCCAAGTCTTCCGACGGCGCAGGCCGCAGCCGTGCAGCCGCAGCAGCTGGAACAGAGCACGCAGCAGGAAGCTGGGCTGCCGACGCCGCAGCAGGTGCAGACCGAACAGACTGCCACACCGCTGGAACGCCTGGAGACCATGGGCGTGAGCGGAAAACGCGCACAGTCGATGGCACGCGGCATTGAGGCGTTCTATCGCGGGCAGATCACAGATGGCGAAGTTCTTGGCAAGCTGCTCTCTTTCCCGGAAGTGCAGAACGTCATGCGGCAGATGACGGACGCGGACATCGAAGCGGTCGTGTCCGGAAACGTGCAGGCACAAAATCAGCAGCCGGTCAATGCTGCCGTGCAGCAGGTGCCAGGGGGCCAGCAGCCCGGCGTACAGAATGAAGCCACAACACCTGAAGGAGGAATGAACAATGGCACAGAACAGCTTCCAGCCGGGCAGCAGCCAGGCGCAGAACAGCAGGGCGAGCAGCTACCTGATGGAGACGGCGGACGGATTCTCGGTGAGAGTACCGGCGGACAGAGTGGAATCCTGGCAGAAGGCAGACCACAACGCGCCTTTAACCAGGGCAGAACAGCTGTTGAAAGAGAGAATCTTGGACGAACTCTACGGCTCGAAAAAGTAAGCAGCCAGAGCCTGGGCCTGCCGAACGGAACGGAGGAACGCGAGATTCAGGTCATGCCGGAATCTCACTGGGATGCGCAGATGCAGCAAACGGCGCAGCGCATTTCCTATGAGACCGGGAAACCGGTGACGTATGTGCTTGGTTCCATCCGCATCCGCCAGGCAGATGGCTCGGTAAGCGCGGCACGCGGCGTCTACACAGAAAACGGCATCATCGTCCAGGCAGACCACCGCTATCTGAACATCGATCAGATCGCAGACCACGAGGCGTTCCATGATTACGCGGCCAACAATCCGGGGCTTGTGCGGCAGATCGAGCGGGCCATCGTAGAACAGTACAGCCGGGAAGAATTTGACGCAGTGGTCGAGAAGTATCTGAAGAACCTGCGCGGCGTATATGATCTGCCGGAGCACGCATCCGGACAGGAAGTAGCCGAGGCTTACGGCATCGTCAAAGAGGAAATCTGCGCGGACGCTTACGCGGGAATCAACTTCTTCGGCGCCCACGCCGAAAAGTACCGCAGCGAGGCGCAGGCGGTTCTGCAGGAGCGGAAGGTCACCACGCCGGGCAGCGAGACAGCAGCGGCGACACAGCGCAGGACTGGGCCGCCAGAGCGCTACAGCTACGGCGGCGTGAACGCAAACACAGCAGATCAGAAGACACTCGCCCGCGCACAGGAGCTTCAGATGCAGGGCGAAGACGATGAGCGCGTGCGAAAGGAAACCGGCTGGCACACCGGCATGGAAGGAAAGCTGCGTTTCGAGATCGACGACAGCAAGATGAAGTATCATCGCGGCGGAGACGCAGCCTTCAGCCGGAACCACCCGGACTATGCGGAATATCAGAAGCTCGTGGACAAGATGCTCACCGGTTCTGCAGAAGCGTGGAAGCCGGAAGACCAGGAGCGCCTTCAGGAGCTGGACAAGACCTGGGGCCGAGAGTACGGGAGACTGAGCGAGCGCGTGGAAAGCGGGAATGCCACGCTTGAGGACGTCATCGATCACGAGGAACTGTTCCAGGCGTACCCGCAGCTGCGCAACGTGCGTGTAGAGTTCAAGGAGCTGCCGGGCAATACGCAGGGCTATTTCTCTCCAAGCGAGAACAAGATCGCGCTGGACAGCAAGCTGCGCTCGGCACCAGAGGCGACGATCATCCACGAAATCCAGCACGCCATTCAGAAGGCAGAAGGATTTGCAAGCGGCGCATCGCCGGAGTATTGGCAGCAGCACCGGGACGAGGCGAAAGAAGCGAGAATTGCGGACATCCGGGAAGAGATTGCCAGGCTGGAAGAACAGCTGCCGTGGGATTTGAACCGGTGGACGGCGGAAGACGACGCCATTGAAGCGAAGATCGGAGAGCTGGAAGACAGTATCATTGACATTCAGAACGGCGTGGGGATGGACAGCTACGATCTTTACCGCAATACCGCAGGCGAGATTGAAGCGCGAGACGCAGCCAGCCGCCGGGGCCTGACACCGGAGCAGCGCCGCGCGACGCCGCCAGCCAGAGCTGATGAGAACACGGTCTATGCCGATCTGAGCGACAGTCTGGATTACGTCGGAAAGACGGACGACGGGACTGAAGTGTATGAAACCAGCGAGGCCGTCCGCAAGCTGCCGTACAAGAAGCGCATGGAAGCCTTTATGGACATCATGCGGAATGAATACGCAGGCCGCACAGCGAAGTTCACAGCGCGAGATGGTGAAGTCTATTACGCGACATTCGATGAGAATGATTTGCGGAAGAACGTCTACGGCGATAAGAAGTCTTCGCCAAGAGGCTGGAAGGCGAAGATCAACACAGGAGCGGACGGGAACATTTTTGATCTGGTCGAAAACGCAGAGCACAGCGGAAGCGGCAAAGAACAGGGCAAAACATCCGAAGCGCACCAGGGACTTACAGGTTGGGAATATTTCGTGAAGACTGTGCAAATCGACGGACGGGTCTATGACCTGCTGGCAAATGTACGGAAAAAGCCGGATGGAGAGTTTGTGTACTCCATCCAGCTGAATGAGAACGAAAAGAAAGCACCTGCGCCTCCCCGTCAGTACCAGAATGGTACAGCTAAAGCGGAAAACCGCCCTGTTAGGGTGCCCACAGATGCTTCTGAGGCCAGTGTAGCAGAGAAGCGGCTGCCTGTCAAGGCCCGGTTCTCTATGGACGAGCCGGTTGAGCAGACGCAGGACTTGATGGCCATTCACAATCTGGACGGCAAGAAGATGGACAGTATGCTGCAGCTCGGCGCTATCCCGTCGCCGTCGGTCGCTATTGTGAAGGCGAGCCAGGGGCATACGCAATACGGAGACTATACGCTGGTCTTCCATCGCCAGAGCATCGACCCGCAGGCAGACCGGCGCAACAAGGTCTACGGAGCGGACGCCTGGACGCCGACGGCAGCAAACGCAGTCGTCGAGCGGGAGGTGAACTACGAGGCCAGACGCGCCGCAGAGCAGAAGATCGCGCAGCTGGCGAATCAGGTGGCGGGCGGCATCTTCTCTCGTGACAGCGTCATCGGCAGCCGCGTGGACGAAGTGGCCACGATGGACGAAGCGGAGCTTGCAAAGCAACTGGCCAAAGACGACGCGGTACGGGCTGCATATCTTGCAGAGCAAGGCAAAGACATCGAGCCGGTGCTGAAGGAGAAAGTCTGGGATAGTTTCGGCAACCAGGCGCTGCAGGACTACACGGAGAAAATCGGCGCACAGGAGCTGGCGCAGCTGTATGTGAAGCTGGAGACCGGAGACCGGCTGACAGAGACTGAGCTGGAGACGGCACGCGAGAGCATCATGGACGCATGGATTGCAGACCACGAGTACGCGCTGAACCGCAGGCCGGAGCTGCGCGAGACGCGCGTTGCACGGCAGCGGGACAAGATCAGCGACGCACGTATAGAGGATTTCATCCGGAATGCAGAAGCGCTTTATGAAGACGGCGGCCAGACACGCGACGGCGTAGACCGCTATGCCACGCAGGATAAGCTCCGCGAGGCGGTGGACGATGCAGATGTCGAGGCATGGGTACGCGGGCAGCTTCGCGGCGTGCTGGGCGAGCCGGGCATCTACAATGGGAAGGAACGCTTCACGGCTTCCGGCAAGCGCAGGAGCTTCCGGGAAACGCACGGCGCGTACACGGCGGAGAACATCGTAAAAGCGATGAACCAGGCAAGCGCCAGAGGCGAGAGCTACTGGGGCGTGGGCGCCAAGGGAATCTTATCTGTGGCGACGCCGCGATACAAAAGCGTGGACGCCATCCATGCAGACGAGGGCCGCCTGCAGAATATGCCGGAAGAAGAATACAACCGGCTGCTGCAGGAGCTTGACAAGCGCATCGGGGGCATCGTTGCAGATGTGCAGAAGACGGCCGGAAGCTATGACATGGATGAGATCGCGGGCCTTCTCATGGAGAACGCCGGGCAGGACGCCATGCGCATCCAGCAGGCCTTCAGCAGGCAGGGGTATGACATCGACGGCGGGCTTGCCACGGAGATTGCCGGTATGTACCGCCAGGCGGCAGAAATGCCGACGGGATATTTCGAGGCGAAGCCGCAGCGCGTGGTCACATTCGACGAGCCGGTCTGCATTGCGCCGGATGATTGCCCGCCGGAACGGCTGGAGAAGATGAAGGCGGCGGGCCTGAACGTTATCGAGTACGAGGCCGGGAACGACGAGCAGCGCATGGAGATCGCCAGAAGTCTGAAGGGTATGCGTTTCTCCGTGGACGAACCGCAGGCAGAAACCGGCGGCGAGATCGAGCAGGCGCCGGAGAGCAAACCGGCAGAGCCTGAGCAGAAGGAGAAAAAGCCGCGCAAGAAGAACGAGATGAAGCCGGTAGCAGAAAGTCTGCCAATCATTGCAAAGCGGAATCTGCGGCAGGATATGCAGGGCATCTTCTCCATTCCGGAAGGGCGGCGTGCGGAGATCAACCAGATCATCGACGGCCTGGCAGACCGGATGCTCAAGAACGGCGAGCTGACACAGGAAGACCGGGATGCCTTCTTCGACCGGATGTACGCGGAGGGCGTCATGGAAGTGGCAGCGGATGAGTATCTGCAGCAGGCGCGGTCGGAGATTGCGGGGCGCCGCATCTATGTGCCGGAGAGCGTGAAGCATGAGTTCGGAGACGACTGGGGCTATTTCCGGAAGAAGGCATTTGCAGCAGGCGTTATGCTGGTAAACGATACGAGCGCAGCTGGTATCAACATGGTCAACGCAGAGCTTGCAGACACTCTGCCGGGGATGTTCCATGCGGACGATCTGGACAGCCGGGAGATTCTGGAGAACATTGTGCAGACGGCGGAAGAAGGCAAGAGCCAGAACATGAGCCTGGCGCAGTACACTGCGCTTCTGGCCGGGCAGGAATATGTTTCGGAAGACGAAGTCCTGGACAATATCGAGCGGCAGATGGACGAAGCACTGCGCACGTTCACGCGGACAGCAAAGCTGGAGGTTCATCTGCGAGACAGAACCGGCGTGAAGATCGCACAGGAGCGGGAGAAGTCGGCAGCCGCCCGGCAGCGCGAAGCACTCAGCCGCGCGAAGGAACGGCAGCAGCGCAAGGAGATGAGCCAGCGGCAGCGGGAGTACCGCGAGCTGAAGGAGCAGCAGAAGAAGACACTGAAGGCGCTGCAGTGGCTGGCCAAGAACCAGTACCGGGCACCGGAGGAACTGCAGGGAACCTGGGACGAGGTGCTCGGAGACCTGGACATCTACGCAGTGAGCGCAGCCAACGAGATGCGCTATTCCAAGAAGTACGACGCGACGTGGAAAGACCTGGCCGAGATGTATAAGGACGCACAGGCAAACGACCCGAACTTCCTGCCGTCGAAAGAGCTGGAGAAGATCGTTCACCGCCTGGACAACAAGAAGATCGCGGACATGGATTTGAACGCGCTGCAGGATTTGTATAAGGCAGCCGTCGGACTGCGGACGGAGTTCTACAACCGGAACAACGTCATCAACGACGACATGAACCGGCTGTTCGCAGAGGTCTACACGGACAGCAAGAAAGAGCTGGACTTTGGCGCACAGACGAAGGCAGGCGAAGCGGCACGCCAGGGAAAGAAGCTGGACAGCCTGTTCAACCAGGAACAGCTCTCTCCGATGAACGTGATGCAGCGCATGGCAGGCTGGAACCCGAACAGCGCGTGGTACTCCATGGCCAAGCAGCTGGAGAAGGGAGAGCGGGACATCCGCGACTACACGGTAAGCGCCACAAAGCAGCTGCGTGAGTTCTTGACGGAGCATGAAGACTGGGCCAAGAAGGCAGACGGCCAGGGAGACGACGGCATCTGGTATGAGGTGAAGATTCCGCAGCTGGTCGGCGCTCTGGAGGTCGGCAAGCCGCCGAAGTTCGGGGACACGATCACGGTATGGATGACGCCGACGCAGAAGGTGCACATGTACCTGGAGAGCAAGAGCACGGAGAACCTGCGGCACATGGAAGGCGGCCGTACTTTCGCCGACAAAACGCTCTACAGCCAGGGCAAGCGTCGCGAGGCCTTCGCCCAAGGCAAGACCGTGCGCATGGCACCGGAAACCGTGAAGGCGATCGTCGGTAGCTTAACACCGGAAGAGCAGGAGCTTGCACAGGCACTGGAGCAATACTACAACGTGTTTGCCAAGAAGGAGATCAACCGCGTTTCCAACATTCTCTACGGGTACGACAAGGCTGTAAGCAAAAATTATACGCCGATCTATACCAACTCCAACTACACCAAGAGCGAGCTGGGCGTCTACGACGCGACGGCGGAAGGCGTCGGCAATCTGAAGAGCCGCCAGTTCTCCAAAAATCCGAGCTACAACATCGGCGCCTTCGACGCCTTTGAGCGCCACGTGGAGCAGACGGCACGGTTCGTGGGCATGGCAATTCCAGCCCGGAACTGGCAGACGCTGCTAAACTGGCGCGAGCGGGAAAATTCCATGTCGGATATTATCACCCACGACTGGGGCGATGAGAGTCTGAAGTACATTCAAGACCTGGTGCAGACGCTGCAGGGCGGCACGGCAAGCACGCGCGACAGCGTGAGCATGGGCGCAGAAAAAGTCTTCAGCAATTACATCGGCGCCGTGTTCGGGGCAAACCCATCCATCGTATTTAAGCAGCTGGGTTCGATTCCACTGGCGGGTGCGTGGCTGGACTTCAAGAACTTCCCGTCGCCGGGGCAGGTAAAGCGCATCGACCGGAGCCTGATTGAGAAGTACACGCAGGAGCTGGACTGGAGAACGCTGGGCTATTCCACGCCGGAGACCAAGCAGCTGAAGGAAAATCCGAACTGGACACAGACAAACAAGTTCACGAACTTTATCTTCGGCGGCGGAGCGATCACCGCCATGGACGGCTGGGCCGCGAGCGTGCTGTGGCCGTGGGCGGAAAACAAGGTACGAGCTGAGTTCCCGGAGCTGGAGATCGGAAGCCAGGAGCAGATCGACAGCGGAAGCAGCCCGTTCTATCAGAAGGTTGCAGAAGTATTCAACGAAGCGGTGGCGAGAAGTCAGTCCACCTCGGACGAGATGCACCAGGGCGCGCTGCGCAAGAGCAAGAATCCGGTGACGCGGGCGTTTACGATGTTCAAGTCGGACAGCTCGCAGACCTACAATGCGCTGCGGCAGCGTGCCGGTGAGGCGGAATACTACAAGCGAATCGGAGACACAGAGAATTACAACAAGGCCAAGCGCGGGCTGGGCGTTGCGTTCCTGGCAGCCGTCGGCGGCTACATCTGGGCGCAGGGTATCGAGTTCTTGATGAACCTCTGGAAACGCAAGGGCAAGGCATACCGCGACGAGGACGGGAATCTCACAGCCGGAAGCGTGGCAAAGGAAATGGCGCTGGGGCTGGTGGGAGACCTGGCTGGTATCGTCACCTACGGAGAAGAACTTGCGGACGTCATCGGCAACATCATTACGGGCGACAAGTGGTACGGCATCGACACGCCGGGCCTGGAGCAGCTGTCCGACGTTGTGGAGACCATCGTGGAGCAGGGGCAGAACGGTCTGGATGTGCTGAAGGACGCAGCGGACGTCGTGAAGAACGGCGGAAGCCTGGGCGAATACCTGCACCGGCACAGCGGTGACATTGTCGGCGGCATCAAAGACCTGGCGGCTGCAGCGGCCACATACCTGCCGGGCATCTCGGTCAACAACCTGGAGGCGTATCTGCTCGGCACGGTGCGCTGGGCCTCGCCGGAACTTGCGGCGGCTTATGACGATGCGCTGGCCACGGCGAACAAAAACCAGATGAAGGGCCTGCGCGGCGCGGAGCTGGAGCGCAAGATCAGCGATACCATGCACAACCGGCGTGTGGAGACGGATGAGACGACGAACGAAACGCTCGCGTCTCTTTACGAAAGCGGGTTCACAAAGGCGGTTCCGTCCGATACGCCGGGCAGCATCAGCGTTGACGGCGAAGACCGCAAGCTCTCGGCCTATCAGAAGCAGGTCTACGACAAGACATGGAGCGGCGCCGTCGGAAGCAGGCTGCAGGAACTGATCGCGAGTGATGTGTTCCAGGCGGCGGACGACGAGACGCAGGAGAAGATGCTGAGCGGGCTGTATGAATACGCCGGAGAGAAGGCAAAGACGGCTGTATTCGACGACTACGAAGTGAAGACCTCGACGCAGAAGGCGGACGACGTGCTGGCAACCGGCGCAGAGATGGCGGACTATCTGGAGCTGAAGCTGGCAGGAGCCGTGGACAAGTATCTGGACGCGATTGATGGCGGGCTGGACGCACAGAGCGCAAAGGACGTGGCGCTCGGTATGGCAGAGCTTACGCCGGATGAGGGGAAGAAAACGGTATCCGACGTGCAGAAGTGGCGGGCAGCCATCGACGCGGTAGATGGAACCAGTGCGCAGCGCGACGCACTGCTCGCAGTGATGAAGGACTCGACAAAGCAGAAATACGAGATCGCCGACAGCTACGGCATCGAGGCAAGAACGTGGGTGCAGCTGAAGGAAATCCTGCCGCAGTTCGACGAGGATGGGAACGGAAGCTACAAGGGCGAAGAGATTGAGAACGCCATCGATGCGCTGAACGGACACAGCGGCATTATGCTGCCGGGCGGCGACGGGCCGCAGCAGCTGACAAACGAGATGCGGGCCGTGCTCTGGCAGCTGTTCACCGGAAGCAAGAGCGCGAAGAACAATCCGTACAGCGAGCGCGTGGGCAGCCAGGTGATCGCAGAGCGCGAGAAGGCAAAGCAGGAAGACTAGCAGATGGACATAGAAAGAGCGCCGCCAGGGGAACCTGGTGGCGCTTGATCTAAAATTCATCGATGCCTATGGAGACTGTCTGCATATTTCCGTTGTAAACAGGATAGAGCGTGACAGTCCAGCCACTCACATATCCGTCTATTTCGCTGAAGTCAAAAAGGCTGGTAGACTTTGAACACACTGTAGCGTCGCCAAATAAACACTTCAAACCATACCATACGTCGCCGGAAGCATAGAAAAGATCGAAGTCGCCTAGCGGCACATCAACATCGACGATGTCACCAGCATGGATAAAAACGCACAGCACATCAACGCCAGAAATATGATCTTTCAATTTAACGACGTAGTACCCACTGCCGGACGTTTCGATGGTAAAAGGGGCAACACGATCTTGCTGATCGTGATACAACACCTCCCCGCTGTCCGGCACGGGAAAAGGCTTCATGGTAGAAGCTGGCGGCGAAGATGGCTGCGCAATCACTGGAGTATTGATTGCTTCGGCGGTCGCTACAGTCGTGGCTGAAGGTTTTCCTATATTGGAGGAAATGCAGATGAGAACAAGACACCCGAACAATGTGGCTGCAATGCTAGCAAGAGCGACAGCAGTTCGCTTAAACCTAGAAGGCGCCCGCGAGGCGTGACGTGGTGGCTGAGTGGGCGGCGTGGGCGAAGTTGAAAAACTAGGAGACGATTCGGCCTTTACCGGAGAAAGGAGTTTAGCGTCATATAGCCTTTTGGCATCGGGGTCTCTCAGCGTATCGTAGATCGCATTGAGTTCCTGCATTTTCTGGTGTGCGATTTCGGGAGTAACATTCCCTGCGTCCGGGTGAAAAAAACGAGCTTGCGCAAGGTATGCGCGGCGTATTTCATCTTGCGAACTGCAGAATTTGGGGACACCTAGGAGAGCGTAATAATCGACAGGCATGGCTACACCTCCACAAAATTTTCATTTTAATCATCTTTTTTATAAGATTACCACGAAGATATGTTAAATTCAAGCAAGATTATGCAAAAGATGATTATAGGGAGGCGGAGCGGTGCGGCTCTATACTCTGGATGGACGGTTCAACTTATGCGGCAAGCGGGTGCGTGAGGCGCGGATAAAGGCTGGAATGAGCCAGGACACGCTGGCGGCGAAGCTGCAGCTGGCCGGGCTTCAGATTGGGCAGATGGCAGTGAGCAGAATTGAAACTGGGAAGCGCGTGGTACCAGACTTCGAACTGCCGGTCATCGCCGGTGTACTGGGTGTCAGCACGGACTGGCTGCTGGGAAAAGAATAGACCTCTCTGCTGCACAGCAGGGAGGTCTTTTTTGACGGCTTGACATTTCGGCTTAATCAGCTTTAGAATAAAAAGCAAGAAATGGCAATAGGAGGCCGGACAGATGGAACAGATGAAGCGGACGTTTAAGCACCTGCAGTACAGAGACAGAATCAAGATCGAGATGATGCTGCGCGAGAAGGCCAGCATCCAGCAGATCGCAGACCGGCTGCACGTCACCTATCAGACCATCTGGCGCGAGCTGCGCCGCGACGGGGTGTGGTATGAGCATACGCTGAGCAACTTAACGACAGAGCGGCGGTACTCGGCGGACATCGCGCAGGCGCAGTATGAGAAGAACAAGCGGGCGAAAGGCGGCATGATTAAGCTCGGCCACGACTTCGCGCTGCATGATTTCATCGAGCAGAAGATTGGGCGGGAACACTACTCCCCGGCGGCAGTCATCATGGAGATCAAGCTGCGCGGGCTGAAGTTCGACGTGGACATCTGCGAGAAGACGATCTACAATTACATCAACAGCGGGGATGTTTTCTCTTCCATCACGAACAAAGACCTGCCGCAGCGCGGCGAGCACAAGCGGGAATACAAGAAGGTGCGCGAGGCCAAACGGCAGGCGCCAGGAGAAGGCATTGAGAACCGGCCGCCGGAGATCGATGAGCGGAAGGAAGAAGGACACTGGGAGATGGACACGGTGAAAGGAAAGAAGAATGGCCGCAAGTGTGCGCTCATGCTATCGGAACGCGCGATGCGGACAGAGCTGGTTCTGCCGATGGCGGCGTGCACAATGGAGTGCGTCGTGGAAAAGCTCGATCAGCTGGAGCGGCGCTGGGGCAACAAGTTCAGCCGCATCTTCAAGACGATCACGGTGGACAACGGCAGCGAGTTTATGGACTACGAGGGAATGATGACGAGCAAAGAGACCGGCGAGCGGCGCACGCAGGTCTTCTATTGCCATCCCTATCGCAGCAACGAGCGCGGCACCAACGAGAACCAGAACCGGATGTTCCGCCGGTTCTTCCCGAAAGGGACGGACTTGGACGCCGTTCCGGACGAAGACATCAGCGCCGTGCAGGACTGGATGAACAACTATCCGCGCAAGCTCCTGGGCGGAAAGACGGCGGGGATGCTGTTCGACGAGTTTGTGGCATCGCTGAGCTGAAAAATTTTTCGGATTTTTTGAAATTAACTCTTGCAATTTACGGACGTGCCCTGTAAAATGAATTGCAAGAAAAGGTTTTAAGCCTTTCTTGCAATTCTTTTTTTATGCGCAGAAATGTGAGACAGGAGGTGCAGAGCATGGAAAGCAAGGCAAATGTCCGGCGCGGCGCGAAGGATTTGCAGCTGTTTGAGCGCAAGCGCATCGAGCAGATGCACAACGCAGGGCACAGCGCAGAAGAGATCGCCGTCGAGATCGGCGTGTGTTACGTCACGATCTACCGCGAGCTGAAGCGCGGCGACACCGGTGAGATGGACGAGCTGGGCCGGAGAGTCTATGACGCGGAACTGGCGCAGCGCAAGGCCGCCCTTGCCCGGCGGAATAAGGGTTCCAAGAATCCGGAGAACGACGGGAGGTGCAGGCGGCGTGGCAAGAACGAAGGCGGCGAGGCTCGCCAGGATTCCGGGCAACAGGTATGAGACGTGCATCGGATGCGGACTGGATTGGAATGTAAGCCTCTTCGCCCCGAAGGGCTGGTACATCTGCCCGCAATGCGAGTATCGAATGCGAAAGGAACGACAGTATGAACAAGCTCAGGCGCAAGGATTTGCGGGAGATCACAGACCAGCTTGAAACGCTGCAGGAATTGCTCCAGGAACTGCAGGAACAGGAAGAAGAGTATCGGGACAATATGCCGGAGAACCTTCAGGGCAGCGAGAAATACGAGCGGGCAGACGAGGCCTGCAGCAATCTGTCGGACGCTTATGACAGTCTGCAGGACGCCATCGACAACATCACGGCAGCGATTGAAGGATAGGAGGAAGACATGGAAAGATACGCCATCATCATTAAGACCGACGGGGTCTGCGTTCTGCTGCACTGCTACCACGGAGACTGTTTGAGCCTGGAAGAGATGCAGAAGATCGTGGAAGGGCACATCCAGGCGGTGCCGACAGCGCTGGCACAGGGATGGAGCCAGGAACCCGGCGTCGGCCTCGCACTCATCGTCAACGAGGAAGGAAAGCTGCAGAGCCTGCCGGTCAATCGGACGGCGACAGATCTGTCTGCTGCCTACAATGACGTCATCGTCGGGAACGCCATTCTCCTGGGGACGACGGACGAAGACTTCATCGGGCTGACAGAGCGGGCTGCACAGAACATTATGAAGAAGTGGGAGCTTGGCGTATGCTGAACAACTGCATCATCATGGGGCGGCTGACAGCAGACCCAGAGCTGCGGCACACGAACTCCGGTGTCGCCTGCTGCAGCTTCACGCTGGCTGTAGAGCGGGACGGAAAGCCGAACGAGCAGACCGGCCAGCGAGCCGCCGACTTTATCGACTGCACTGCCTGGCGGAACACGGCAGAGTTTATCTGCAAGTGGTTCTCCAAAGGGCGCGTGGCTGTGGCTGCGGGCCGGATGCAGACCAGGACATGGAAAGACCGGCACGATCAGAGCCGAAAAAGCACAGAGCTTCAGGTTGAAAGTATGTATTTTGCGGACAGCCGGAAGGACGCAGCCGCAGACGTGCCGCTTGCGGACGACGATCTGCCGGGTGCATGGACAGAGTTGAGCGGCAGCGAGCCGCTGCCATTCCTATAAAGAGAGGACGAAGGAAGATGGAGCAGAAAATCATTGTGCTGCGCGAAAGAACGCGGCGAACACGGCACCGCAGCCGGAAGGATGTGCGGGCAAGACGGAGGATTTGCGGCGTGCTGGCGGCGCTTTGTTTTCTGCTTCTGCTGGGCGTCGTCGGTGGTATGGAGAACGGAACCATGGCGCTCGGCATCGGAACGGTGCGCGTGATGGGAACCGGCGTGGCTGGCGTGCTGCTTACTTGGGCGGCGGGAGGATTCCGGTATGCAGCAAGGCCATAGACGCAGGTACTCCCGGAGGCGGCGGAGAAGAATCCGCCAGCTGCAGCTGCTGGTAGCGGCGTGTATCCTGGTGACTGGCGTAGTGCTGGCCTGCACTGCGCGGAACCGCAGCAAGCAGGAAGCGAAAGAGGCGGCTGAAGCCGCAGCCGCGCAGCCGGTGACGCAGGAGCTGGAGCCGGACGAGCCGCCCGCTCAGAATCCGGAACCGGAAGAAGAACCGGAGCCGGAGCAGGACTGGGACGAAGAGGCCCGGTACATGGCGCAGGCGTGCTTCGGCGAGGGCTGGATTTGCCAGTCGAAGACGGAATGGGCCGCGATCTACTGGAACATCCTGAACCGCGTAGACAGCGATGACCCGTATTATCCGGACAACATCATCAGCGTCGTCACGCAGAGCGCACAGTATCACGGGTACGACCCGACGAACCCGGTGCTTCCGGTGCTCAAAGAACTGGCGCTGGATGTCATCGACAGATGGCAGCGGGAAAAACAGGGCGAGACAGATGTGGGCCGTGTGCTGCCGCCGGAATATCTCTTCTTCGGCGGCGACGGGAAACACAACACATTCAGAACCGAGTGGGACGGCGGCGAATACTGGGACTGGAGCTGGCCGTCTCCATACGAAAGTTAGGGAGGAAAGACCATGATGTATCGGGTGCGCCGCGTGCAGATCGGAAACAGCGGAGAGATTGCGTGGGAGTCGAAGCGAGCGGAGATCATACCGTGGCCGGTGGAGCTGACGGTCGGCGGGCTGTATGCGCTGCGCAGCGGCAGGCTGTACCGCGTGGAAGGGAGAGAAGATCATGGAGCAGAAAGTTGACCCGTATATGCGGGAGGCGCCATGGGTGTGCTGCCCGATGTGCGACGAGGATGTCTGCGTAGGGCGGTTCAACTGCCCGGAGATCGCGGAGTGGTGCAGGGAAAAACGAGAGAAGGACGAGGCGGAAGGAGTTGCGCGGACGTGAAAGAGAATGTGCTGGAGCGAAACGCGCGGATGGACACAGACCGCAAGATCGCTGATTTCCGCGTAAAGCAGCAGATGGATTATGCCTTCAAGGTGAAATACGCGAGAATCCGTGCGTGGGAGTTCTACAACCACCCCGATGTCGCAGGGAACTGCTATGTCGCAGTCGGCGGCCTGGACTCCATCACGCTGCTTTTATTCCTGCGCAGCATCGGAATTGATGTGCCTGCGGTTTCTGTCTCATCGCTGGAGGACAAGTCCATCCAGAGGGTGCATAAACAGCTTGGCGTGCAGCCGCTGAAGCCGCTAAAGAGCAAGGTCGAAGTGCTGCGGGAATATGGATGGCCGGTCATCTCAAAAGAGGTCGCTGGGAAAATCTCGCTGCTTCAGAATCCGAGCGAGAAAAACGCGACGGTTCGTCATGCAATCATCACTGGAGAAACTGGGGCCTATGGTGGATACCGGACGGGGACACGAATGAAGCTGGCGCAGAAGTGGCTGGAGCTGTTCGGCGGATACGAAAACGAGCGCGAGGACGTCAACTACATGACGCCGGACTTCCTTGTGTCGGATAAATGCTGCTACTACCTGAAGGAAAAGCCGTGCAATGACTATGCAAAGGAAACTGGGTGCTTTCCATACATGGGGCTGATGGCGTCTGAAGGTGGGCGCAGACAGAAGGCTTTGATGATGCACGGGTGCAACTACATATCAGCAGGTACAAAGCGCAGCTGCCCATTCGCAATTTTTTCAAGACAAGACCTGCTGCAGCTCGCGTTAGATTTGCAGGTGCCGGTTCCGGAAATTTACGGCGAGATCGCGCGAGACGCAGACGGAACGCTGCGGACAACGAAAGCGCAGAGAACTGGGTGCAGTATGTGCGGCTTTGGCATACACATGGAGAAACGTCCGCATCGGTTCGACCGGCTCTGGGAGCGGAACCCGAAAGAATGGGAAATGTGGATGAACCATGTCATGCAGGACGATCGCGGGAACTGGTACGGCTGGGGTCGCGTGCTGGATTATATCGGCGTCGAGTGGCGAGACCCGGAAGTGGCCCTGATAAATGCAGCAGAACAAATCACGATGGACGACGCGATCAGATACCTAGCCGCCAAAGCGGCGGAATAATTACAAGAAGGAGGGAACGTGTGAGGATCACAACAGACAGGCAGCGTGGGTGTGCGCAGAACTGCGCGAGCACCTAAAAGAATTTGAAGACAAGGAGGATACACGAATGAAGAAGCTATTCATATCGCAGCCCATGCAGGGCAAGAGCAAGGAGGAAATCATCGCGGAGCGGAAGGTCGCGATCTGCCAGGCAAAAGAGGCCGTCGGAGACGAAGTCGAGATCATCGACAGTTACTTCGAAAACGCCCCGGCGTGCAACCGGCCGCTCTGGTTCCTGGGCGAAAGCCTGAAGCTGCTCGCAACAGCAGATATTGCATATTTTGCAACAGGTTGGGAAGGCGCACGCGGATGCAAGATCGAGCACACCTGCGCAGAGGAATACGGCGTCCGCATCATTGAGACACCGGGAATGTGAAGGAGGGATACGCTATGAGCGACATTAAGATTACCAAGGAGAGAATTGACGCGCTTCTCGGCGAAGCGGACATCCGGACACTGACGCTGTTCGGGAAATGCACGGTGGTAACGGCGAAGCTGAAGAACGGGTTCGTTCTGACGGCCGACAGCGCGTGCGTCGACCCGGCGAACTACGACAAGCGCACGGGCGAGCGCATCTGCCTGGAGCATATCGCAAACAAGCTCTGGGAGCTGGAAGGATACCGGCTGCAGTGGGATATCTTCAACAAGGCGAACCGCAAGGGCACGGCGCCGGGCCTGGACGACGAAGCGCTGGATGAGATGCGCACGCTCTGCAACAGGGCGCTGCGGGCCTGGGGCGCGGAGATGCAGAGCGTCGTGGCGGCAGAGGAACTTTCTGAGCTGCAGAAGGAGCTTTGCAAAAGCGTGCGCGGAGAGGACAACGCAGACGCCATCGCCGAAGAGATTGCGGACGTGCAGATCATGCTGGAGCAGATGATGCTGCTGCACGACTGCCGGGACGATGTGGACGAGTGGCGCAGGCGGAAACTGGAACGTCTGGAGCAGCGGCTGCCGAAGGTTCCGGACCGGAGCCAGTGCAATCACGCATGGGTTCTGGAGCGGACAGACGGAAGCACGCGGTATTACTACTGCGAAAAATGCGGGGCGCACCACAAGCAGGTTGTGCCGCAGAAGGCGGATGCGGCGTGGGAGTGACGGTATGAAGGCTATGACGGCAGAGCGATGCAGCGGCATCAAGAGCGGGTACTGGAGCGCGGAGAAGAAAGAAGACCTCGTGCAGCAGCTGGGGCTGTATGAGCATCAGGTTCTAAGCCCGGAGAAGATCGAACAGTTTCAGAAGCTGCGCACACGTCTGAAGGGGGCCAGGGAGATCGTAGAGCTGGCGAACGAATGTGGGCGGCGGGTTTGCGACGAGGCCAGACACTTCGCCTGCCCGTTCGGAGACGAGAGCATGGAAGACTGTGCCCTGCGGCTGGAGGCAAAGTACGATGAGACCATCGGGCTGCTGCTCGATCTGGCGGAGACGATGGGCTGACGGACAGATTCAGGAGGAAAAGATATGTTTGACATCACAAAAAGAACGACGATCACGACGGACTGGGCGCAGCTGAAGACCGTGCAGGAGCAGATGAACCTGGCGGAAATCATGCTGGAGGTCGGCAGCGAGTTCCCGATCTGCCTTGAGGCCGACGCAGACAATGAGAATGATGTGTTTGAGCAGCTGACGGCGCAGGTGGTGCACGTCACGAAGGAAGGCCGCGTGATGGTTGTACTGAAGGACTGCATGGAGAAGATGCACGCAATGAACGACTACGCGACGAACGAAGGCGGCTGGAAGGACAGCGCGATGCGCAAGTGGCTAAACGAAGATGTATTGCCTCGGATGCCGAAAGAACTGCAGGCGCTGATCGTGCCGCGCACCATCCGGCAGAAGATCAACGGCGAAGAAGTGCAGACGCAGGACAAGCTGTGGCTGCCGTCGTTTACGGAAATGTTCGGCGCAGACGCGGCGGCTGAGTGGGCGCCCGGCGATCTGGGAGACGAACAGTTTGAACTGTTTGACTCGGAACGCAGCCGCGTGAAGGAAGTTCTGGGAAGAGGAACATGGTGGTACTGGCTCCGCTCGCCGAATGCCAGCGACTCCGCGAGTTTCTGCCTGGTCAACAGCAGCGGCAACGCGGGCGATTACAGCGCCAGCATTGCCCATGGCGTGGCCTTCGGCTTCTGCCTTTAATCCGGAATCTACCTATGATCTGCACGCCTGTGTGCGTGCAGATCGGCTCAGAAAGGAGCGCACGATGCAGAAACAAACGCAGAACTTTCGCTGGCGCGTGACACACAAAGCGTATGGAACGGTCGAGGTAGAGGGCGTCGACCGGCTGCGGGCCATCATTGCGGCGGCCATGACATGGAAGCAGCGATGGACGCTCATTGCCAGAGCGTGCGAGACAGAAAAGCTGGGGCCAGCGTGACGAGGAAGCAGGGATGCAGCAGCTGCGCATGGGCCTTCCGCGAAGAGCAGCCGGGCGGCATGACGGCGCTTCGCTGCGGATACCGCGCAGGCGCAGCGGAGCAAACACCTCCGAGGTCGGACGGAATCCGGATGCTGCAGCCAAGTACCTGCTATGGAAGAATTACCCAGCTATTTCCGACGCGAATGGACGGCTGCGCAGACGGAAGGCCGCCAGCCTGGTGCCGAGGATACTTCATTCAGAAACAACATTAGCCGAAACAGGGCGCAGCCGCGTCCTGTCTGCCGGGGACAGCCTCCCGGCACTGACGATGGCAGGCTGGCCATATACATTATATATTCGCGCGTACGCGCGAATTAAGGCTTGTAAGCAATCTTAACTTAGCAACCATTCTCCGAAGGAGGGCATAGGGCCATGTATCAGGGGCGCACCTTTATCCGCGAAAGCGTATATGTCTGCGGCAATTACATGGACGCGGACATATATCCGGTGTTTCAGAAACCAGGCCGCAGACGCAGCCGCTGCAAGCCGACGAGCGAGATTCAGAGAAGACTTAACCAGAAGAACGCAGAGAAGAGACTCACGCGCCTGGTACATACGAACTTCACGGAAGACGACATCGCTCTGCATCTCACCTACCGGCCGGGAGAAGAGCCAGAGACAAAAGAAGGTGCTCAGCGCGATCTGCAGAATTACATCCGCCGTCTGAAGCGGCGGTACACCAAGCTCGGCAAGGAGTTCAAGTATATCAGCTGCACGGAATACGGAAAGAAGACAAACCGCATCCACCACCATCTCATCATCAGCGGCGGACTCGACCGCGATGAGATCGAGAAGCTGTGGGGACGCGGCTATGCAAACAGCATCCGTCTGCAGTTCGGGCCGGATGGCGTAACGGGCCTTGCGCGCTATATCGCGAAGGACAAACTGTTCTTCCGCCATTGGAACCAGAGCCGGAACCTGGTGCAGCCGGAGCCTGCCCAGTACGACGGGAAGATCACGATGGACGAGGTGGGAAGCCTGGTAGACGCCATCGAGGAAAAGAACGCATGGGTGCAGCTGGAGCAGCGGTATCCGGAATACCAGCTGACATCCATCAGCTATGTCCGCAACGCCGTCAACAAGGGCGTTTATATTCACTTCGAGATGAGACGGAGGTGGGGACGATAGGCATACGGCTGGAAGACCTGCCGCTGCTTGCGCAGCAGCAGGCACTCGCTCAGCTCAAAACAGCGCAGATACAGAAGGCCAGGAAGTACCGGAACGAGCCGGAGATGGCAGAGGGCATCCGCTTTGACAGCAAGAAGGAGGCCGGAAGGTTTCGGGAACTGCAAGCCATGCTGCAGGCAGGACTCATCCGCGAGCTGCGGCTGCAGCAGGACTTCACGCTGCAGGAAGCATACACCACGCCAGACGGAAGACGCATCCGCGCCATCCGGTACTGCGCGGACTTCTGCTATGAGCGGAAGACGCAGACCGGCTGGGAGAAGATCGTCGAGGACGTGAAGAGCCGGGCGACGCGGACACAGAAGTATATCATCAAGCGGAAGATGATGCAGGACAGATACGGAATCGAGATCAAGGAGATATGAACATGAAGATCGGAGACATCGTACAGAGAATCCCGGAGACATTCGGGGAGACGGAGATCGTCCAAGCAAAAGACAGAAAGCAGCCGAAGAAGGAGCGCAAGCCATTCACGGGGACGGTGACGTACATCCACCCACTGAGGAGATACCACGTCGTCAGCTTCCGGGTGCGCGGCGGCGTCATCCGCGAGAGCTTCGCAGGCGCATGAGACAGACGACGGCGTAAGAGAAAGGGCGTGAGGGAATGTTCCGTTTCAAATCTGGCGTGAAGGTAGACTACAACCGGCAGGGGTATATCTATTTCACCTCACGCCTTTACAAAGACCTGCCGGAAGAAGACCAGCGGGTTATCCTCAACCTGTGCCTGGAACATGGCGGGGAGAGCTACCAGGCGCTGTTTGAGTTCGTGACAACAGACGCGACGGCGACGGCGGTGTGCATGAAGCACTGCCTGAGCAAGTCCACGCTGCACCGGATGGTGCGAAGGTACTACGAGGATTTCCCCAAAAAGCTATAATTCGGGCAACGAAAAGCGGGACTGCAGGCGTGCAGCCCTGCTTTTTGTGCAAGGTGCCGAAAAAGTTGACACTTCGTGACGTGACTTTTCCAGTATCATGGCATCGTGACGGGGCATGCACTCGATATTGCAGCAAGACCCTGCGGGAGGGCGCCGCGCATTAGGCGGGATTTGAGCGGTGCGGAGAGCGTATTTGAATTTTTCCCCACGACAAGCGCACGCATACGGGTGCGCACGCGCGGGAACCTTAGAGCGCCGGGACGGGAGGTGGCGCAGATGGCGGCAGGAAGGCCCAAAAAATACACCAGAAAGAAGCTGCGGGAGGAAACGGAACGGTATTTCCGCAGCATTTCGCGCACGATTCCGGCCAGAGACGACACGGGCAGCATCATCCGGAACGACGACGGCGATGAGATTCAGCTTCTGCAGTATGTCGTGCCGCCGTCGATCGCCGGACTGTGCCTGCAGCTGGGCATCGACCGCAGCACCTGGCAGAACTACGCAGACCCCGCGCTGCATCCGGAGCTGGCAGACGTGGCAGCCGAAGCCAGAGCGCGGATTGAAGCGTATCTGGAGCAGGAGCTTTTGACACGGGAGAAGGGACTGCAGGGCATCATCTTCAATCTGCAGAACAACTACGGCTGGCGGCAGAAGCAGGAAGTTGAGCTGGGCGAAAAGACGCGCAGCTCGATGGGCGCCGGTGAGCTGCGCATTGCAGACAAGCTGGCACTGCTGGCTGAGGAACGCGACGCGCTGCTGGAGACGGAGCGAGAAGACGATGGCGAAGAAGCAGACGCAGAAGGAACTTGACCTGAAGGTCGAATGTGCGCTGTGGTTCCGGAATCTCCGGGAGACGAACAATCGCACGTTCCTGCCGCTGTTCTGGGACGAGCACAGATACCTGGTTCTGAAGGGCGGCGGCGGTTCCGGAAAGTCGATCTTCGCGGGACGAAAGATTCTGGAGCGGGCCATCACAGAGCCGGGGCACCGGTTTCTGGTTTGCCGGAAGGTCGCCAGGACGCTGCGGGAGAGCTGCTTCAAGCAGCTTTTGGGACAGCTGGCGGAGTTCTATCCGGACAGCGGATACAAGCCGAACAAGTCTGACCTTGCCATTTCATTCCGCAACGGCAGCGAGATCATCTTCGCAGGCCTGGACGACGTCGAGAAGCTGAAGTCGATCTACAACATCACGGGCATCTGGATTGAAGAAGCGAGCGAACTGCTGGAGGGAGATTTCAACCAGCTGGACATCCGACTGCGCGGCCGGACGCGGGAGTATCAGCAGATCATCCTCACCTTCAACCCGATCAGCATCAAGCACTGGCTGAAGAAACGGTTCTTCGACCGAAAAGACCCACGGGCGCGGGTGCATGAATCCACCTACAAGGATAACCGCTTTCTGGACGACGCGGCCATCCGGACGCTGGAGAGCTTCCAGGAGACGGACGAGTATTACTACCAGGTCTACTGCCTGGGAATGTGGGGCGTGACCGGCAAGACGGTCTTCGACGGCAAGGCTGTGGCAGCAAGGCTGCAGGCCATCCGGCCGCCGAAGCGCACGGGCATTTTTGAATTTGACGACGACGGCGTGAAGCTGTCTTCGATCAGCTGGACGGACGACAAGACCGGCTGCATCCGCATCTACCGCGAGCCGGAGCCGGGTGTGCCGTATGTCATCGGCGGAGACACCGCCGGAGAAGGCAGCGACAGCTTCGTGGCACAGGTGCTGGACAACAGAACCGGCG